GCTTTCAATAAAATCCTCGTGCTGCAGAAGTGCGCGCAGGTGGGCTTTACCGTGCTGGAAATGCTGGCCTGTATTTACATGGCGCTCAAGTGGCCGCCGTGCAAGCTGGGGATGTACCTGCCCGATATGACGCTGGCCCGTATTAAATCTGACAAGCGGTTTATGCCCATTGTTCGAACGGTGCCCGTGGCCTATAACATGCTGACCTCTGGCGCTACCGGGGCGCACAAGGAGGGCAACGTCTTAACGCGCCAAATGGGCGACAGTCTGTTCTATTTCATGTGGACCTCGGGCAAGGCCATGACCGAGTCGGTGCCGCTGGACGTGCTCACCTTCGACGAAGTGCAGGAAATGGAGATTGAGGCGATGGAGAAGACGCGCGAGCGTCTCTCGGCCTCTGCCATTCGCTTCATCATCATGGGCTCGACGGCTAACTGGCCGGATCTGGATATTAACTGGTGGTACAAGCGCGGGACGCAGTACCGGTTTCACACCCTTTGCCCGTCGTGCGGTGACTCGCATGTGCTGGACTCCTATTTCCCTGAGTGCATCGCCTACAACGGTGGGGAGATTGAGGGGGCGCCTTTGCACGATTACTGCTACGTCTGTAAATCCTGCAACGGCTGGATGGCTGACTCGCAAAACGGCGAGTGGATTGCCGACGCTCCCGGCGCTGAAATTATCAGCGTGCATTTCCCGCAGGTGCTCTCCCCGACGATTTCCCCGCGGGAGATTATCGAGGCCTACCATAACGCCAAGGACATGAAGAACTTCTACAACCGAAAGCTGGGGCGCCCGTATGTGGACCCCTCGCAGGTGCCGGTGAACATGGAAATTCTGGCCGAGTGCGAAAGGGACGGCATGGCCGCTGGGCTCAAGTGGAAGACCAGCAGTCGGGAGTCTTTCATGGGCATCGACAACATGGGCGGGTTCTCGTGTGTCTACCTGGCTGAGCGGATGCCTGATGGGCGTATGGCGACGGTCCATGTGGAGGCAATCTATGGCCTTAATCCGTGGGCGCGCATGGACGAGCTGATGGCTGATTTCAGTGTGGCGGTGTGCGTGTGCGAGCAGCTGCCCAATTACGACAGTGCCAAGATGTTCGCCTCGCGTCACCCGGGCAAGGTCTTCCTCGTGTCCAGCTACAAGATTATCGAGGACGACATGATTCGCTGGGGCGATGCGTCGCTGTCCAAGGCGGACAAGAAGACCGCGTCTGAATACCGGGACCGGTACACGCTCTCGGTTGATCAATACAAAATGATGAGCTGGGCGCTGGCCCGGTTGTCGAAGAGGACGACGCTGTTCCCGAAGGCCGACGGCTTGACTCAGGATGTCGATGAGAAGGGGAGGATGGTAAAGCGGCCAATTCTGCGTGATGTGGTGTGGCTGCATTTTACCAAGACGGCGCTGGTGACGGAGCTGTCCGAGGATGAGCACAAAATGCGCCGCAAGGTGATGAAGGTCGGCCTCGACCCTCACTTCTCGTTCGCGTTCATGCTGTGCTGTGCTGCGTGGTGCCGGGCATACGGGACTACGCAATTCCTGATGCCGGAGGGTCCATCCATGAGTGAAAAACGCGAGCTGATTGATAAAGTATTGCCGGGGCTTCCCGTTCAGGTGCTGAACTTGATTGAGGAGCCGGACCCGAATACGTGCGGGGCGTGCGCGGAGAATAAAAACGGCAATTGTCAGGCTCGGGGGTTCTTTGTTCGCTCCGATGACAGGGCGTGTCCTATGTTCATTTCCGCGTCGTGATTTCAGTACGGGTGTGTCGGAGTCCTTTGGGGGATGGCGGTGGGAAGTGGGGCGCCCGTTCCCGCTTTTGGTCGTGACGGTACGCTCTGTGCATGAATGAAATTCCCCTGATCAACGAAGAACAAGCGGGTCTCGACGCTCAGCGGCGCGAGGCCTACGCCCAAATGCAGAAGGCCTATGCTCCCACCTCGGAGTCTGGCCTGATTCTGCCCATGAGCCAGCTTGCGGAAATTGTCGCTGAAGCGCGGCAAGAGATTCAGGAGATGGCCTTTCAAAAGGCGCAGGTTCTGGAGTTCCCGACGGGCGACCACCGTAAAAACAAGCGCGGCATGCAGTCGGTCGATATCGACGCTCTGCAAATCGCTCAGGTGGGGGAGTATTGGGAGCGGCCCTCTGCGCTCTCCTTCGATCAAATGCGCATGATGGTTGACCAGACGCCTGTCCTGTCCGCTATCGTTATGACCCGGGTTCGTCAGGTGCAGCGCTTCTGCCGGGCGCAGGAGTCGGGATCGGGGCTCGGGTTCACGGTTCGCCATGTGGACAAAAGCCACAAGGTGAACGAGGAGGAGCGCAACTCGATCAATCTGCTGCAGCGCTTCATCACGAATTGCGGCTGGGAGTTCAACCCGAGAAAACGCAAGCAGCTCAAGCGCGATAACTTCTCCGCGTTCATGGCCAAAACCGTGCGCGATTCTCTCATTCTGGATTCGGCTCCTATCGAGACTGAGTACAAGCGTAATCGCGATCTTGGTATTGACGGCTTCTATGCGGTGGATGGCGCTACGATTCGCCTAACACCCGAGGCCGGGTTTCGTGGCGACCCTGATGTGTTCGCGGTGCAGGTGGTGCAGGGGCGCCTTACAACGGCGTACCGCATGGATGATTTGATTTATGAGCCTCGCAACCCTCGCTCTGATGTGATGCTGGCGGGCTATGGGCTCTCTGAGGTCGAGCTGTTGGTGAAGATCGTGACCGGGTACTTGAATGCCTTGTCGCTCAACCTGCGCGGCTTCTCGGACAACTCAATTCCCAAGGGCGTGCTGCACCTGACCGGCGATTACACCAAAGAGGACTTGACCGCGTTCCGCCGGTACTGGAATGCCATGGTCACCGGTGCCGCCTCAACGTGGAGCGTGCCGGTGCTGGTGGGCAAGGACGGCGACTCTAAGGCCTCGTTCGAGAAGTTCGGCGTGGACTTCGACGAGATGTATTTCTCCAAGTGGATGACCTTCCTCACCTCGATTGCCTGCGGTGTGTACGGAATGTCGCCCTCGGAGATTAACTTCGACTCGTTCTCGGGTGGGAGTACCTCGCCTCTGGGCGGTTCCGACACGGCTGAAAAGCTGGCCGACTCTAAGGACAAGGGGCTGCGGCCGCTGCTCTCCTACTGTGAAAACATTCTATCGGATTACATCATTTCCGAGTTCGGCGACAAGTATTGCTTCCGCTGGACGGGCCTTGATGATGCGGACGAGGCCAAACGTCATGAAACGCGAAAGCTTACGCAAACCGTTGATGAAATGCGCGCCGAGGATGGCCGCGAGGCTATTGGCAATGGCTTGGGTGATTACCCTATCAATCCGTCTCTTATTGGCCCCTATCAGGCCATGCAGCAGGCCCAACAACAGGAGCAGCAGCAGCCTGATTTTGGTGCTCCTGGTGGTGACGCGGGCGCCAATGCGGGGGAGGGCGCTGAGGCCTCTGCAAATGTTCCCGTCGATGACGGCGATGAAGCACAAGACCCGCAAGCGGCTGAACAGGCACCGGGCGGGGAGGGATTAGAGGCTCCTGAATCTCCCGAAGAGCCCGAGGGCGCTGAAGTGCCGGAATCTTCCGAAAATGCCGAAAGCGGCGAAGATCAGGAAGAGAGCGACGAGGAGGAAGATGAACCAATTCGCAAGGCTCTAGACTTCGGCTCGCGTGATGCCTGCGTGTATCGAGTGGGGGATGGTTGGTGAAAGAACAGAAACCTGCTGCAAACCCAGGGGTCCGTGTGAAGGACTCCGTTTATTTCAAACACCCGGAGCTGGGCGTCACGCATGGCGTTGTGGCCGCGGTGGGTGAGCATGGCTTTACTGCTGACTCGGAGGAGGGCAACGAGTGCGGCGTCCCCTGGGGCGATTTCGTCGGTCATCGTAAGCGTTCTAAACGCTCGGTGAAGGTAATTGATCAAGGCGAGGACGGAATGATGCTCGAGGAGGAGGACGGCTCGCGCGTTTACTTCCATGGGAGGCTCGCGGATCTGCAGGGCGGTGGTGATGAGCTCGCTAAATCCTTCCCCGGTGGCGTGTCTCTGGCCTTGGGCCAGCAGTTTGATTTCCTCCTGCTTACCGATAAATCCCGAATTATTGCTGACTTGGCTGCTTCCGGTTTTACCGTTAGCGCCGAGTACGTGCGCCTCACTTTTGGCGACCAGTTCTCCCCGGTGGTTGTGGACACTGGCCGCGGTATTTTTGGCTTTGGGAGTCGCGCTAGTGGCGGATGAAGCAGATATTGCGCAGGACTACGCGGAGCGTTTGATTGCGGACGGGCTTGCTCGGGTGCCTCGAACAATTCCTGCTGGTGTGCCAGGTGAGTGCGAGTATTGCGGTAATGATTCGCCCAGATTGATTGGCAGTGCGTGCGCGCCTTGTCGCACGCTTTATAAACTCCCGTGAGTGTGGTGTTGTGACTGAAGAACAAGATTTATTGCGCAGTGTCT